ACAATCCCGGGAGGCCAGGGGTCGAGTTCGGTCAGTTCGGCCCGCCCGACCACCGGCATACGCCTCACCTCATCGTTGACCGCCGCCACGATCGGTTCGAGGCGGGCAGTCTCGGCCGGGGTCAGACCGGTCGGGTCGAGGCCCAGTTGCAGGGCCACACTGTCAAGAGTCGCCGGGCCCACAGGGGGTAATGAGGCGGGCCCGGCGACGGGTGGGGGTGTCATCGGTTACGGTGCCGCCGTCGCGGACACAACACCCTCGGGGGCATTGAGCAGGGTCGCGTAGTACCCGAATACACCCCCATCGATACCGCCGTTTGCGAGGTCGACTGTCTCGACCCTGATCGGCGACCCGGGCAGTTCGTAGAACGTCGTGGCCGGTTTCACCCCCGCACACACCTGCCCGGGGTCGACCGCCGTAGTCGGGGTGAAATTGTCCGGGGTCACCCCGAGCAGTTCGAGGAACGCCGAAACATCATGTGCGGACGTGTCGAGGAGTTCGGCGTAGTCGGTCGAGTTCACCAGATACCAGTCGGGCGACCCGTACGACAAACCGGTGACATCATCCTCACTCTCCAGGGTGAGTTTCGCGGCGAGGGCAAGGTCGAGCATGGTTGACCCGGCCGCCGCGACCAGCGGGTTAGCCTCGGCGGAGGCGATCAGGAACGCCCGGGCCTTGATGTTCGACAGGGCCGCGTAGGAGTTCGACAACCCCGCGTAGTACGACGCGATGAACTCTGTGTCACCGAAGTCCCAGAACTTGCGGTCGAGGTCGTGGGCACCGGCGAGACGTTGGGCGGTGTAGGGGGCCGCCTCGGTAGTGGGGGCATTCGAGGGGACCGGGGTCTTATCGCCGGGGTAGTCGGCGACCGCCGGGCGAACAACCCAACGCCACCCGGTGCCCTTCCATGAGGTCAGGGTGCCCGGTGACATCATTTCGACATACCGGCGGGTGCCCATCACACCGGACCACAGTTCACCCGCGTAGGCGTCGGGGGCGGTCCAAATGTTTGCGGTGTTCGTGATCGGCGACAGGGCCGCTTCGAGGCGGGCAACCGACCGGCCGGTCAGGACCCGGGATTGGGCGGCGAAGAACTCCCGAATCGGGCGGGTTTGGGGGCCAGCTGGCCCGCCGGGGGCGGGGGCACCGGCCGGGAGGGAGGCGGCAACCGCCGGGGGGGCATCGGTTTCGGGGTCGGTTTCGACCGCGCACTGTTCCGGCCCGGCGAGGGCAAGCAGTTCGGCGAGTTCGGTTTCGGCCTCGGGGGTGCGGTCGGGGGCGGCAAGCAGTTCAGCCAACCGGGCAATCTGTTCAGCAGTCATGGCGGGGGTGTTCCTTTCGGGGGTGTTGCCTTGATTGGCCGGGCCCGGGTCGGGCACCGGAGTCAGTGAGGCCGCAACCAGGTCGGTGCGGGCATCGGGGAAGGCGGGGGTGACACAGAACGCGACGGCGGTGACCAGGGCGTCGATGATTCCGCCCTGGTCGTCGAACGTCACGTCATGGAGTTCGACCGAAAACGCATCGCGGGCCCCTGTCAGGGCATCGGATAGGGCCCGGTCGCCGTCGGGGGTTTCGGCAACATGGAAGGCACCCCGGTCGCCGTCGGGGGTCGGGGTGGTCGCCTCCAAGTAGCCGATCGACCTCGGGGGGGTCTGGTGTTCGTCGACGAACTTGACCCGGGCGAGGTCGACCGGGAACCGTAACGCACCGGCATGGATGAACACCCGCCCCGCCGTCGTGTCGCCCCATTGACCGTGAGGGGCAATGATCCCGGCAATGGTGCGCGACCCGGGGACCGCGGCGGCCACCGTCGGCAGGGTCATCCGCAAATCAGTTCTCATCGTCGCCCCTCTTGATCAGCATGTAACCCCCGGTGACCAGGAGTGCGGTCAACCATCCGACCGCCATACCTGTTACGAACATGGTCACAACCCCGGCCCCCCTTAGTCGACCCGGCCGGGTCCGACCGGGCCGGTCTGGTCGAGGGCCCGCAACGGGGCGGTATCGGTCACGACACGTTGACCCGGTGCGCACACATCATCTTGTGACAACCGGGCGTCGACCGCGGCGATGTAGAGGGCTAGCCCGTAGTCGATGAACTCGGAATTGCGGCCCGTCGTTGTTTCGTAGGTCAGGGATGCTCCCGCGTTCGTGGCGTCGGCCATTGAGGCGGGCGACCCGACCAGGCGGGACATGTCGACCGCATCAGCATTCCGCCCCGATACCAGTAACTGCCCCTCGTGGGTGCCGTGATTCTTGACCTCGATGGTTTGGGGGGTGTAGGCGACACCCCCGTTTTCGGAGTTACGGGCGGCGGTCCAGGCGGCGGTTAATTCATCGATTTTGGCCTGGTCCAAATTTTCTTCGCCAGTGTTGTGCAGTTCAGTGAATGCGGAGGGGTTACGGGCCGCCCGGGAGGCCGCCCGGCTGTTCGATAGGGCCATGTTGATTGAGGGGGCCCCGAAGGTGAGGATGCCCTCATGGGGGCCTGGGATCGCAATAAAGTCCCGGGAGGCGACCGGGCGACCGTCGACCTCGATACGACCGGCGGGGTCGACCCCCCAACGTTCGTAGGCGACCCGGTCGACCCCAAGCAGTTCGTCGGTGCCCGGGTCACGTTCGGTCGACCAGAGGGACCACCCGTAGAAAATGAGGTCGTCATAGGTCCATAGCATGCGATGGAACGGGGGCAGGGGTTGGTCGGTGCGGGTCGCCCAACCGGGGGCGGGTAGTTGTTCGGTTTCACCGGCCCACAGTTGGAACGGCAACCGGGCCGCGGTCGCGATTAGGTGCCGTTGACGGGCGACCGCCGGGAGGGTCATTGCGACCGCCCGCGACAACGGGCCCTCAGTGATACCGAGGTCGGGCCAGATCACCGGGTTCAGGTGCGATGAATCCGCCCACGGTGACGCGACGTGCGCGGCGGTCACCGGGGGCGGGGTGCGACCCAAAGACACCGCCGCCGCGGGGTCGAGCGCGGCAACAATGGCCCGGCTGAATCGCATAACCGTGGACGCTAGCGCAAAATGACACCGGTGTCATTAGGCGGGGGTGAAACGAATGAACGGGGTTTCGGCCGGGGGCCGGTGCAAACCCCGAATAGCGTAGGTGATCGCTTCGAGGGGGGCGACCGGTGCCCCGAGGGCGGTACGGGTCCAGGCCCTTCCGCCGCCGGATACGGTGCGCACCCCGGCGACCAGGCGGGCCGCTTCGAGGTCGGGGTGCGGTCGGAACAAATGCGCGGACACTTTCAGACCGTCGAGCACATCGGAGCAGGCGGCGGCGGCATCACGGGGGGTGAGGCGGTGCACGTTGCGGGCCCCGACCCGTTCGAGATCAGCCGACAGGGAGGCGGAGGCACCGACCGGGTCGATGACGATCTTGCCCCCGGCCGCCCACGTCAACACATGTTCGGCCGCCCGGTAGGCGGTCGGCAACGTTTGGAGGACCTCGGCGATAATCCTGCCGTCGAGTTCGGCGGCGACCGCAATCGCAACCATGGACCCGTCAGCGGAGCGGGCGGCACCGTAGGCGAGCCTGGAGCCGGGTTGAATCTCGGGTACCTCGGGATGACACACCCTCGCCCACACCCCCGACTCGATCGCCGACCCGATGACCTCGGTCCAACGGTTCCCGGCCGCCCTAGCAAAGGCGGCGGAATCGTTGAGGGTGTCACGCAACCGGGTCAACGAATCGACCGTGACGGTGTGCCCGTAGGCGGGATGAAACCGTGCCAGTTGGTCGACGTCGTCGGGGTCGAGGTCGTCGGGGATGCCGTATTCGACGTAACAGATCGAGGGGTCACCCTCACGACCCCTAGCGACCAGGGACGCCAACCAGGTCGAGTTCGCCGTGCCCCCGGCAGACCAGATCCAGGTTTGTGCCCCCGGCCTAGTCAATTGGGTCGGGCCGATCGCCGCCAACAACTGAGCACCTTGAGCCTCGGAGAATGCCCAAGCCTCATCGATCGAGTTGCGGTCGGATTGTTTACCGTGCAGGGCCTTTTCGACGGGGGGGTGTGGTCGCAACCTCGACCCGTTCGGGAACCTCATCACCTCGTGACCGTTGCCCCGCAACGTGCGCACCACCAAACCTAGCGGGGTATCGGCGACCACATCATCCGCGAATTTGAGGAACTGGTCGCGGGCATCGGCACCGGTTTGGGCGGTGTACCAGGAAACAAAGTTCGACCGGGTGAAACACCGTTGACCGACCTGGGCCATATCGAGATGGGATTTGCCCGCCTGCCTCGGCAACGTGACCACCACCGTCGAATGGGCGGGCATGCCCTGGTCGTCGAGTTCCCCTCCGAGGTCGGCAACGTAACGCTGCCAGGGCATCAGGGGGCAACGCAACCAAGTCTCGGCGAACCGGGCATCGAGATCGCCGACCGTGCGGGCGGCGAAATTGCGGGGGGTCGCAAACTTTGGCAACACCATGCCCGGGTACGCGGTCGCGAGTGACCCGGCCCCCGCGAGTTCGAGGGTCATCGGTTCGCATCGATTTGGGTCTGCCATTGCGTCATCGCCTCACGCAACATCGCATCGCCCTCAGTATCGGCGGCGGCCTCAGCGAACCCGGCAAGCAGTTCCTGTAGCACCCGGGCATCATTGCCGATCGAGGCGGTGCGACCGGTGCGCCGTTTGTCCGCCATGACCCGGGCCAGTTCGCGACACAGTTCGACCCGGGCCGCATCCCTGACCGGGTCGACGTGTCCCGCCTCGGTCAGGGCGGCAATGGTCACATCGATCGCGGCGAGCAACGCACCCCCCGGCGAGGTCGGCGGGGCAAGCCCGGGCAACGGCTCATCGGCCGCGGCCGGGCCCTTAGGTTGCGTCATCCCAGCATCCTATCGTGCAGGAAATACCCTAAAGCGCCTAGAATGAAGGGTTTTCCCGAAAACCTCGAGGTTTTGTACCGGGTTTTGTACCATCTCAAGGGGTGAGATCCGATTTATTAGAGCACTCTTGTTTTTGTACCGGGTTTTGTACCAACCCAAAAACATCCGGGCGCCGGGGGTATACCTAGCAGGCAAGTCCACCCC